ATTACGTAAAGCAATGTTTTCTAGACTGTGATTTCATGAACATAAATAATAATAGAGGGAATATTTCTGTTCATAGCGGAATGATAAATAGAAAAATTCCTGATTACAAATACGTTTTTGAAAAGGTTATCGGTGAGCCTTGGTCCGAAGACTATCACACGTATGTTGACTCCCCTAAAGAGTTTGATTTTTCTGGAGAAGACTATATAGTTGTTTTAAACGGCTTGGCTGGAACTGCATGGAAAGGAAGAAAAGAGGTTGACAAGAAGCATCACCTTTTAATTTCAGCTATTTCTGATGTTCCAGTTTATTTTACTGGAAGCAAAACAGACGTATCTCAAAACACCCCTTGGGCTGAAACCGTTTTTGATAAATGTTTCATAGGAGATATTCGTCAATCCTTAGCCCTTATAAGAGGCGCAAGAAAAGTAATCGCAAACGACACTGGTTTGTCTCACGCTGCGGGAGCCATGAACAAAGAGATGCTTATACTTTGGAAAGACACTCCCTTTGAGAAAAATCAAAATCCAGGCGTTAACACTAGATACTCTAGAAAAGGAAAGTGGTCAAATGATATAAAACAATTTCTGCTTTGATTAGGATTCTTCATATAGCTCCAGGAAGTCAGACTAAAGGCAACTCATCGTGCGAGAGGCTTGCAAGATACATAGATGTCAATTTTGAAGACATTACTGTTGACATGTATGATATGACTTTTAATCGCCCGTCAAAAAGCCTCGACTGTAAAAAATATGATTTGATATGGGGGGATATGGATTTCAATGGGGCGATCGAAATGGCTTATTTTTTTTCGAAAAAGTTCAATAAGCCTCTTTACATACATGGAGAGTGGGTACCCCCATACAGGGTTGAGGAAGGGTGGGAAGAATATTTTAATGAAAGTACATCTCTAAGGCACAAAAGGCAGTACATGTCAAATATTTCTTGCATGCAGGGTGCAGATCTTGTCAGTCTTGCTCTTTCCTCTACCCCAGGAGGCTTTGATTACATAGAGTCTAAATTCAATGTAAAGTTCAAAAACTCTTTTGTTAGGTATCCATCTTACGATGAGTTCGAAGTCATAAGATCAGACAGGACGAACGACATCGCAACCATAGCTAGAGTTTATGACGGAAAAAAAAGGGTTGTTCACACCTTAGAAGCGATTAAAAAATGCGGTTCAAAATACTCTTATAAAGTGCTTGGAACTCGAAAGCAGGATTCGATTTTAATGTCTAGATACGGGTTTGAGGGTCTTGGTTATTGGGACAAAGAGGAAAAAGTTAAGATATTTGCCGAAAGTAAAATAGCTGTTCAGCACTGGTCTGGCGTCCCCCCAGCCGAAGCTATGCATCAGTTTTGCCCAGTAATAAGCTACGATATACCATACATGAGAGAGCTTTACGGAGATGCTTTGATATGGGTTGAAAAAGACAATATAGATGCTTTGGCTTCGACTATCGATTACTGGTTGACTCACGAAAAAGAAAGAAAAGATTTCTCAGAGTACTGCAACAACCTTTTGGTTAGCGGTCAGTTAAACGTTCAGTCTAGAAAACTTAGGTCCAAACAAGTAGTAAACAAAATAAAAGAAATACTGTAAAATGCCAGATTTAATTTGTAAAAAATGCAAGGCTGAGAAGTCGGTTCAGACCTTAAGTATGAAGTTTAGAAACGGGGATGTCTATTATCCTGAAGGTCAGTGTGATTGCGGTGATCAAATGGAGCTGAAGAACCCTAAAAAAGGAGTACCTTCGTTGGGTAGGATGACAAAGCACGGACAGAGCTACTGATGTCCAATTTAATCGACATAAAAGGGTATGAAACTAAAGGGATTAAGATCGACCCTAACGGTACAGAAGGAGAAGCTACCGAACTCCACGGGTTACTCGTTGTTTTACCAAAAAAACCAAAGCGATCTGAAATTCTCTTCCATGACCTCCCAAGAGAGATGCAGGTGTGGAAGCGCATTCCTATGCCCGAAGACCTGCAAAGGATTCGAGGTATGGATGAGTGGCTCGAAAAACCTGCCGAGTTTCGAAAGAAATTTCATTCTTACATCGAGCAGGAGTTTCAGCGTAGGCGCGACGGTGTTTGGTTTTACAATAATGGGAAACCTACGTATATTACAGGGAGGCATTATATGTTTCTACAATGGTCTAAAATTGATATCGGATATCCATCATACCTTGCTTTCCAGAAAGAGATCTTTCTCCACATGGCTGCGTGCGAAGCTGATCCTCGTTGTTTCGGTCAGCTTTATACTAAGTGTCGTCGTTCTGGCTACACTAATATTTGCTCTTCAGTCCTTGTTGACGAAGCTAGCCAAGTTAAAGAGAAGCTTCTTGGGATTCAGTCAAAGACAGGTAAAGACGCTCAGGAAAACATTTTCATGAAGAAAGTAGTTGCGATATTTCGCAGCTATCCGTTTTTCTTCAAGCCTATTCAAGACGGAACTACCAATCCGAGAATGGAGCTTGCTTTTCGGGAGCCTTCCAAGCGCATTACGAAAAACAATAAAACTTCTCAGCTGGGAGATGCCCTCAACTCAGTTATAAACTGGAAGAACACTACGAATAACGCATACGACGGGGAGAAGCTACATATGCTGTACCTCGATGAGGCTGGCAAGTGGGAGAAGCCTAGCGACATCAGAGAGGCCTGGAGGATCGAGAGAACTTGCCTTATTGTCGGTAAGCGAATAGTAGGGAAAGCGATGGTCGGGAGCACCGTGAACCCCATGAACAAAGGAGGAGAGGAGTACAGAGTGTTGTGGCATGACTCTGATCCTAACGAAAGAAATCAAAACGGAAGAACTAGATCTGGACTTTATCGAATCTTTATTCCAGCCTACAACGCTCTTGAGGGTTTTTTCGATAAGTATGGAAACCCAGTAATCGACGATCCTTCCCAAAGCGTACACACACATGGTGGCGTCATAGGTATCGACGGCGAGGTTATAGACCAGGGAAGTAAATCATACCTTAAGAATGACCGTCACTCCTTCAGAAATGATCCTTCAGAACTCAATGAGATCATTAGGCAGTTTCCTTTTACTGAGGACGAAGCTTTCAGGGACAGCATCGAGGGCAGTCTGTTTAACATCGGTAAGATATACCAGCAAATAGAACACAACGAAAGCATTTACCCTGACCCCGTAGTAAAAGGGAATTTTATATGGAAAGTTAAAGATGAAGAGGTGGTATTTTCTCCTGATCCTAATGGCAGATTTAGAGTGGCTTGGCTCCCTCCAGATCACTTAAGAAACAATAAAGCTGAAGACAGAGGAAAGAAAGTAGCTCCCAATACGCACATAGGGGTTGGAGGCGTTGACTCTTATGATCTTGACGCTACAGTAGACGGAAGGGGATCTAAAGGGGCTTTGCATATGTATAATAAGTTTAACATGGATGTGCCCTCTAATATGTTCGTTGTAGAGTATGCTTCTCGGCCAGACCTGGCGAGCATATTCTATGAGGATGTTCTTATGTGCGCTTTTTTTTATGGTTATCCACTCCTTATAGAAAACAATAAGTATGGTATAGCCAGACACTTTGAAGCACGGGGCTATGATGGATATCTTATGTCCCGCCCAGACCATCTAAAGACTGGTAACTCCTCCGTCTCGGTAAAGACAAAGGGCGTCCCTTCAAACTCTCAGGACGTAATCCAATCTCACGCTCACGCAATTGAAGCTTTTATCCATGATCATGTTGGTATCAACCCAGAAAATGGAGAGATAGGAAAGATGCTGTTTAACAGAACTCTAGAGGACTGGATAGGATACAAAATAGACAAAAGAACTAAGTTTGACTTGACTATCAGTTCTGGTTTAGCTCTTTTAGCCGCTCAGAAAACAAAAAAGAAAGAGCGGGTTGTTTCAGACTTCAATGAAAAGAAGTTTTTTAGGACTCACAAGCCAAAAGCCTGGCACTTGTAGTTTTACTATATTTGCAGTGAGTTAAAATAACTCCACCTACTGCATATGTATAGTAATAATAAAAAATCTGCTGGCTTTCCAGATCCGTTAGCGTCCTCTGAAGAGAAGAAGGGGAACCAGTACGGGTTGAAATATGCTAAATCGATATATCAACAATGGGGCAAGACGGATCAACAGAACTCCATTTACGGAAACAGAAAAAAGACCTTCGAGAGAAACCGTAGGTACGCAAACGGAACTCAAGATACGGGAATCTATAGATCCCTTCTTACTTCTTTAGACCCTAGTAATGGGGATGGAAGTATGCTTAATATAGATTTTACTCCAGTCCCTATTCTTCCTAAGTTCGTAAGAATTGTAACAAACAAAATCCTCTCTTTAAGCCCCTATCCGAATTTAGAAGCTGTAGATCCTCTTTCTTCTTCTGAGAAAGACGCCGATCGAAGAAAACTAGAGATGGTTATTAGCGCAAAAAACCAGCTAAAGAAGATAGAGGAAAAAACTGGTGTGATTATAGGTATGGATTCTAATTCTATTCCAGACACGCTAGAAGAAGCTGAAATTTTTATTGGTAATAACATCAAGTCTTCTTCTGAGATAGCAGCTCAGGTAGCCACAAATCTTACCCTAGAGTGGAATGATTTTAACGACAACATCCTAAGAAGGTGTGTAGGGGATTTAACCGCACTTGGGATGGCAGTTGTCAAAAGAGATAATGACCCTCAGTACGGAATCAAAACAAGCTACATAGATCCTGTTCACTTTATTCACAGCTTTACTGAAGATCCTAATTTTAGCGACTTGGTTTATGCGGGACACGTAAGACACATCCCTATTCAAGAGCTTAAAAGAATGGCTGGAGATCAGTTCACTGAAGAGCAGTATAAAGAGATCGCTCAGAAAGCTCAGAAGAAGTACGGGTATGATGCGGCTAAACTCAGTCAATCCTCATACGACAGATTCAATAACACGAATAACTTTGGTTATGATGAATACATGATTGAACTACTTGATTTTGAGTTCATTTCTGTTGACTGTGAGTACTACGAATCAAAAGAAAGTAAGTACGGAAATGTTGGTTTTTACTCTAAAGGAGAAAACTATAAGGCCCCAAAAAGCTCTGTTTTTAACAGGGAGGTAAGCAAGCTTGAAAACGCCTCCGTTTACGGAGGGTGCTACATCCTGGGGACGGACTTCCTGTTTGATTACGGCAAGAAGAACAACATCCCTAAGAATATCCACGATATATCTCGCACTAACCTTTCATATTCTGTTTGCGCTACCAATCTGTTAGACATGATGCCAAAGTCTATGGTTGATAGCTGTATTGGGTTTGCTGATCAACTTCAGATCACGCACCTGAAGATACAACAAGCTATAGCGAAGGCTAAGCCTGACGGCATCATCATCGACATTGAAGGATTGGAGAACGTTCAGCTAGGTAAAGGAGGTGAGCTACAGCCTTTAGAGCTGCATGATATTTATGAGCAGACGGGTGTTTTCTATTACAGAAGCAAAAACCCAGAAGGAGGCTTTCAGAACCCGCCTATTAGAGAAATTGGTAACAGCATACGAAATATAAACGAGCTTGTTACTTTGTATAACCATTATCTCAAGATGATCCGAGACGCAACGGGAATCAATGAGGTTATGGATGCTTCTTCACCGAAGTCAGATGCTCTGGTAGGCGTTAGACAGCAGGCTTTAGCGGCTGCAAACAACGCTATATATGACATTACAAACGCCTCTATGGTTCTTTACAAAAAGGTTTGTAGTGACATCGTGAAGTGTGTTCAAGTTATTCACCCTGAATCAGTTCTTTACGAGATCTACGAAAACGCTATAGGTAAGGAAAATATGGGCGTGCTTAGCACTTTCCAGAATTTAGCCATGTATAATTTTGGCGTTCGTGTTGTAAAAGAAATGGAGGAAGGTGAGCGTCAATACTTGGAACAAAACATTCAGATAGCCCTAGGTCAAAAAGAAATAGACTTAGAGGACGCAATCGCTGTTCGGCAACTAAAAGACGTTAACCAGGCTGAGCGCTTACTAGTTGTAAGACGTAAAAAAAGAA